ACGGGACACAAACATACGGATTTGAATAGATGATAGTATCAGTATATTTTTCGACAGATTGAAAAGGAATTGACATCTTAATTTCAGAAACATCCAGATGAAACTCTCCGTAGAAAAATACGAAGTTTTCAAATATATCCACACCGGTACTGGTTATATATACTCTATCCTTTGCAAGAATTTGAGCCAAAAAAATCCGTGCGCCATCGCCAACTTTTCTTGGCACAATAGAAAGAGCGATAGGATTTGTGGTAGAGGGCGGGATAAAATTTTTAAATTTGGGGTTCTCGCTTGCCAGAGAGATTTCTTTGATTGGCTCCGCTCCCTCCACATCAACACCGTACAGCTTTTGGGTAGCGTATGAGTACACCCACATCCGGCCGCCGTAAAGCACACCGTTGGAGATTTGCGGGCTGATCTCGCCGTTTGAGATGAGCTGGAACTTGTCGCCTGATGGAGTGAGCTTGCCAAGAGCCGCCACCAGCTCGGGGTACTGGCTCTCGCTGATGAAGGACCCGTCGCATTTCAGCCATTCATCCCCTGCATCCTGAGACGCGGAGAATTTGATAGAGCCAACCGGGGGCGGCACAATGCTGTCCACCACGGCCTGGATCTCGGCAATTTTCGCGTCGAGCTTCGCGTCCTGCGCCGCGATGTCCGCCTCCACCTGCTGAAGCTTGCCGTCAATCTCGGTGTCAATGTAGTTCAGCGCCCACTCCACCTTGCTGGACAGCTCCCCGGCGGTCTCGACCACACCGCAGAGGTCCGTGTTGTGACGGGTGTCCTCGGCGGCGCCGGCGGTCACGATGGCAAGCACAAGGGCGTCCGGGTATGCCTGAGAGACGGGGCGGACCTCGACCTCAATCAGCCGCTGCCCCAGATTCAGGTGGGCCACCACCGCCATGGAGCCGGTCATCCCGGCGGGCAGAGTGACAGCATAACCCTTGTAATTGGCCTCACCCTCCCCCGCCTTATTTGCCAGCCAGTAGCCCCGAATGAACAGGTAGCCAGGTCGTAGGTACAGGGTTCCGTCCTCATACTCCGCCTTGAAACTGTCAGGGTTGTTGTGGATGCACACCCCGGAGCCGATGATATTTTCAAAGTAGCCCGTGAAGTCCCCGGGGCCATACGCCCGGTCATATTCCCCGGTGCCCTCGTCGGCTACAGCGTCAAAAAAGCCGTCATAAAGCGCCATTATCTATCCGCCTTTCTTTTGAGAATGTCATAGGCCGTGGGCTGGCTGTAGCCCAGGATCAGCTCCATCGTCTTGCCATCGCGGCCTATCGACCTTGTAACACCTTGGACTACAGCGTCCGCCGTAATGTCCAGCGTCTCGTCAATCACCGTGATGGTATCGCCCAGCTTGTAATCCTCTCCCAGGGTGTAGGTCGCGTCCCTCTCCCGCACCGTCGCCGCGAAGGACCGCACCAACTGGTGCTCCGTCAGCTTCCCCCGGCCCCGGGTGGTCAGCACGGCGGCGTATTCCTCCGGGGTCAGCGGGTCGTCCGGGTCGCTGTCTGACTGGAGGTCCCGGGCGTCGATATAAATTTCCCGGCGGGACAGGCCTGTTGGCATATTTATCATAAAATTCTCCTATCACCTGGTCATTTCCAATAAGCCGAACGAAGGATAGCTAGAACTCCCGTTCTCAGATTCAGTGCTCCCAACCAAAAATTTTCTTCCGGAAATTTCTATCGCAACCTGGCTTTCTGTGGCCGTAGTGTGTGGGACTGGGAGGTTAAACCCAAGAGGCCTTTTATATATATTTTTTGTTTTCCATATCCCAACATTGATTGGAACAAGCGGAAGTTTTCCGGACGCGCTTGTGTGGTTTACCTCTTTCGAAAATAACATCTGGTCTATGCGAACATTATCTTTAGAAAAACTGCCCTCGTCCATTGTTCCATCATCGTTAAGGTCTATCCCATTCCAATACATGTACCCAGCCCCGTATTTCCAAACAACAGAATTTTTTCCGTTAATCATATTTGCCGCTTTCGCGAACCCAAACAGAAAACCATTGCTGATATAAGCGGTCTGGCACTTAACCCGCAAAATGAACCCGTTTTCAGCGTCTCCATCGAAATAAAGCGCAAATTTGTACGCAGTTGAGGAGGCTGCATTGGTGAAAAACAAACTATATCCGGATACACCGTTTAGAATTCCAGATGATCCGCTAGAGGTAGACGAGGTTCCGGGATTTAGCGAAGAGCCATTGTACGGGCCATAAAAGCTAAAGTAATATGTTGTAGCCCCTGGGGGCGAAAATAAAAATGGGACATTGTAAACCCAAAGGAATTTGTAGTCGCTTCCCTCCCGGACTTCATAAGCGGCGTTGACGCCGCAATCATTTTTAAGAAAATCTGCGATTGTTTGATTGACGAAATCAACACGGTTTTGATAGGAAGATATGTTTGTAGATGCTCCGTAGCTGATTTGACGTGAAGAAGCCGACCCGGCGGCAGAAATATTTCCTTCAAATGCTCTTGAAATCTGCATTAGGCATATTCCTCCAAAACCTCGCATCCAGGGTCACAAAAAACAGCGGCGAACTCTGGAAGCCGGACGCTTCCCTTATAGACCACATAATTGCCATCATAGCCCTCCAAAACGCTGATGTAACCACCACCGCCACCGCCACCGCCCGCAGATAACGATCTGATTCTTTCCGCAAAGTCAAGCGCTTTAATCGGCGCTGTGGTCCCGTCCTTCTCCCGGATTGCGTTGGCGATATCGGCAAACCTGTTTTCCTGAATGCTCAATATAACCCCTCCCAACTGTCGAGTATCGCTTCCTGAATTGCGGTATAGACCTGCTTTATGGTGGCAGCCCCAACCATATCGGCGGTGTAGTCGCCATTTTGTGGTGTGACGGCCCCAGTGCGGCCCTTAAAACTGGATACCCCAGCTGTTCCACCTCCCCCACCAGACAGAGCCTTTCTGATCCCTTCGTCGATTTGAGGGCCAGTGTAAGCGCTAACGTAGGATTCCTCTCCGGACACCGAACGGGTGGTAAACTTCCTGCCCTCAGAGGTTTTCAGTACTACGGCATTTCCGTTGGGGATGAATTCCGCCATATTTAGCGGCTCCACATCGCCATCCGCATTTACCGTAACCATAACCCGGTCCGCCCCCTCCCCTTCCCCGGCCACCAAGGCCACGTTCTTCCAATCCTGGGCGTTGTAGGAGTACTCGGAGGATAGAACGTCGTCCAGCTCGGTGGAGTAGAAAACGGGGTCATTCACGGTCTGGTTGACACTCCGATTTTGCCCCCAGCGGGTCCAAAATTCCATCTGAGGGACTGCCGGATTGAACCGTACGCCAAAGGCCACGCCGTAGGCCGAACCAAGCTCCTCCAGGGCCTCCAGGAGCGTCCCGCCGGTCTTCTGCATCCGGATAGTGTCCCCGCCCGCAGCCGGGGCCAGGGATACAAGGCTGGGTATCTTTCTGGCTTCCGCATCGCCCCGGGTGGGGCTGACACAGCAGTCATCGACCAGCGCATGCATGATCTGAGGGGGAGTCCCCTTGAGGTCATAGCGGCCCCAAAGGATTCTCTGCCCCAAAATCCCGGTCAGGTCAGGGCCTTTTACGGTGATGTATGGCCCATCTTTCCCGGATCGCTCTTGCACATACTCCACAACCCCCGCAGTATCGCCCTCTATCCAAAGGACGTTGTCCGGCACCAGGAGAGACTTGGCCTCCGGCAAAATGAGCGCGTCCACGGAAAAAGACCCCGCCTCAAACGCCTTTGTCTCCCAGACGACTGAGCGGTGAGCCTCCAGCATCCCCAAAAGATCAAGCTGGGGCGTGTAAACCTCCATTTTTAGGTCCATTACTCCACCTCCAGATGAAGCGGCGTGTAGTACAGCGTCACGTCCATGCTGTTTCGCTGATCCGGGTCTTCGCAGTCAATGGCGATCAAATTCGCCCCAGGCTGAAGCTGCGTGTCAAAGCTGGACCGATAGTCCCGGTACTTGATAAGGTCAACGGCTTTCCCGAACTCATCCCGCAGCGTCATGCGCTTGCTGCCTGAGATGGTGCAGATTTCCATCTGTTCACCTCTGGAAAAGGCCCGGTTCACGCCGATAAATTTCCCCGTTGTCATATTCCAGATTTTTGGGTTTCGCACCTCCCCGGAAAACTGGACACGGACAATAAAGCCCGTTGAGAAGCCGCCCCGGTTGTTCACCGTGACGTTGTACGCCTTGCCGGTCACGGCGAAAACCAGCGGCTTTTCCCGCCCCCAGTCCGTGGGAAAATGGAACATCTTTCCCGTTTTGTCAAACGGGACCACGGTGTCCTCCAGGTCGGTGAACAGCGGGTAAGGGCAGGTGCCTTGAATGAGGAACCGCCGCACTTTCTCGTTGTTTTTCATGTACTCCCGGCTGTATACAATGGAGCAGTCGGGGCGGAAGTTGATTTTCTTCCCCTTAACCTCCAGGGTGTAGTCCTCCACCGGGGAAATAAAAGCGTTCAGCCGGTCGCAGCGTTCTTGTATCTGCCCGCCCCCGTCCACCACCCACCCGGTGATGGATAGCGGGCGGGGCCTGACGGTGGTGGAGACGATACTTTCCCCCACCTGGTTCAGGTATCCGTAGGTCTGGTGCTGGCCCTCCACCTGGCCCCATGTGGTGTTCTGCCGGTCCAGCCAGTAGCCGAAATATTCCCGGCTCTTCATAAAGATGGAACCCCGGCCAGACAGGGACACGATTTTGATCTCTTCTACCATGCGGGGCCTCCTTATATATACGCCAGCGCCATCTTCTGGACTTCTTTCTTCCACACCCTGGCAGCCTGTACGCCGTCCACGGCCTCGGGGGAGTAGATATTGACCGTAGTGCTGCCCATACCGTTTCCGGTCCATCCTGCGGCTCCATGTGCGCCGTAGGGGGCCGCGCCGGTATAGCTGGCGTTCACTCCGACGGTGGCAGTCTCGAAGTTCAGGCCTTTCTCGATTTTCCGCTTAATGCCGTCGTATTCGTCGTCCCAGCCCTCGGCAAGGCCCAGGACCATGTATTCACCGATACCGGCGAATACCCGGGACGGTGATTTGATCCCAAGTACTTTTTTAGCCCCCGAAGCGATTCCGCCGATTTTTCCGCCAAGCCAGCCCATAAACGAGTCCCAGGCCCCCGCTATGCCGTTCTTGATGCCATTCACGATGTTGCGGCCGATATCCAGGAATTTACCGCCAATGCCGGTAAAAGCGCCGATGATCTTTGAGGCGATACCGGAAAAGAAGCTGGCAGCGGCATCCCAGGCAGACTTTACAGCATCCCACGCGCCCTTTAGTGCCCCGATGATCTTTTCGCCGGCAGCTCCAACGCCGCTTTTGATGCTTTCCCAGACGCCGGAGAAGAAGTCAGAAGCCGCGCTCCATGCGCTCTGCACCATCTCCCAAGCGGAAGAAAACGCACTTCCAATCGCTGTTGTAACAGTTTCAAATACGCTCTGGATACCAGCGGCGATGCCGCTGAAGAACTCAGCCGCCGCGTCCCATGCTCCGCTCACGGCCTCCCACGCGGCCTGGAATGCGCCGCCGATCACCTCCGCCGCTGCGGAAAATACGGACTTGATACCATCCCAGATGCCGGAGAAGAATTCCTTCGCACCGTTCCAGGCGTTTTGTACCATCTCCCACGCGGTCCCGAACACACCGCCGATCACCTCGGCCACCGTGGAAAATACGGATTTAATTCCTTCCCATATTCCAGAAAAGAACTCTTTCGCGCCGTTCCAGGCAGACCTTACAGCTTCCCAGGCCGATTTGAACAGCCCGCCGATAAATTCCCCTATTCCGTCAAAAGCGCCTTTTATGCCGCCTACGATGCCGCTAAAGAACTCACCGGCGGCGTTCCACACCGACACAACCGCCTCCCAGGCCCCCTTGAAAAAGCCAACAACAGCCTCAATGACGGCATGGACCGCATCTCTGAACCACTCGCATTTTGTATAAAGCAGGACGACCGCGCCAACAACGGCGGTAACTACAGCCACAACCGGGTGGGCCATGATGAGGGCGAAAAGCGATTTAATCCCCCCCATCAGCTCCCCGCCGATACCGATAATTGACGTGATGCCCTTCGTGACAACACCGACAACACCGCTGACCGCGCCGCTGATGGTGCCAATAGCTGTGATAATTTTCCCAATTACAATCAGAACCGGACCCACTGCGGCAGCAATACCCGCAATGGTCAGGATCAGCTTTTGCGTTCCTTCATCCAGGCTTCCGAACCAGTTGATAACCTCGGTCACTTTTTCAACGATTGCCGTAAACGCGGGGATAAGATGCTCCGACATTTGTGTAAACAGAACATTTACCGCTGATTTCAGCCGTTCAAACGCTCCGGCGGCGTTGTCCTGCATGATAGAAGCCATTTCCTCGGTCGTCCCGGCAGAATTATTGATTGCCTCCGTCAGTTTGTCGAAATCCTCCGGAGCGGCATTGATAATGGCCAGCATCCCCGACATGGCTTCTTTTCCAAACAGCATAGCGGCGGCGGAAGCCTGGGTCGCCTCATCCAGCCCACCCATCTTTTCGCGGAGTAGCCCCATGACCTCTGCAAAAGACAGCATTTTCCCATCCGCGTCTGTAAGGGAGATTCCATACTTATCCATGACAATTGCCATATTTTCAGTGGGAGACGCCATATTGGTCATTGCCGACCGGAGGGATGTGCCGGCCTGAGACGCTTTGATACCGCTGTTTGCCATAAGGCCCAGGGCAACAGACACATCCTCCACAGAGTACCCCATAGCGCCAGCCACAGGGGCTACATATTTGAAGGACTCACCCAGCATGGACACATTGGTATTCGCATTGTTGGACGCGGCGGCCAGCACGTCGGCAAACCGCCCGGAATCGCTCGCTTTCAGCCCGAAAGCGGTTAGAGCATCGGTGACAATATCGGAGGTGGTCCCGAGGTTTTCCCCAGAGGCGGCAGCGAGGTTCATGATTCCCGCCAGACCATCCACCATGTCCCCGGCTTTCCATCCGGCCATTGCCATGTACTGGTATGCCTCGGCACTGTCCGCCGTGGAAAACTTGGTCTTTGCAGCCATCTCCATCGCCTTTTGGCCCAGCAAAGTCATTTCATCACCGGTCGCCCCGGAAATGGCCTGTACCTTGCTCATCCCGGCCTCGTAGTCCATGCCGGTTTTTAGGACCGCCGTACCAAGGCCGACAACAGGGAGCGTGATTGTCTTTGTTAGGGTTCCGCCGGCGTTTGATACTTTCTCTCCCACATTTTTAATCCCAGACGAAAACGACTCAAACCTTTCCGACGCACTTTCAAGGCCGCGTTCAAACTCATCCATTTTGATTCCTATGGTGGCGTAGAGCTCAAACAGATTCACCGAACTTCACCTCCCATCCGAATTTCCGGGACAGTTCCCGGTCGATATCGTCCCCGGTACGGGTATCCTGCGGCTTTCGGTCAATCCAATCCATATAGCGGTCATTTGCGCCGATCATGGCCCGAATGGAATCCGTCATATACACCTCATAAGCCCGCCGGTTCATATCCCGCTTGATGATAGCCGGAAGCGCGGTGATGAGCGCCCTTGCTCTCAGGCGGGGGAGGCCGCAGAGGGCGCAGATTGTTCGATCTGCCCCTGCGGCGCGGACGATTTGAAAAAAGAGACAAAATCCTCATCCTGGAACAGTTCCCGGACCTGCGCCATCGTGTCAATGAGTTTTTGGGACGCAATCTCCTCCACGGGCCGCTCGTTCATGACGGACAGAATGCCGTACACGTCCGCCCTATGTGTTCTCAGAAGGACGGGGATGAAATCTCCGACCCACCCGGCGAGAAGCATGAAGCGTCCGTAAAGGTTCAGCCCCTGACCATCGTCGAGAACTTTTCCAATTGAGGAAGTCGCCGCCTCATCGTCTGTGATATTTTTGATATGAGGCGTCAGCTCACACAGCACGTCCAAAGCCTTATCAGTGCTCAGCTCAGACAGTTTCATCAGGGTTCCTCCTCTTCGGTCTTGCTCACAATGGCGATCTCATAAGGTACCACGTCCTGGGCCTTCATGGAGTAGTGTCCGGTGAACTCAAAGGCAAACTGGCCCTTTTTCTTGTCCGTACTCTGGAGTTTGAAGCCGCCGGTGGACAGGGCATTCATGACATGGATCAGGATGTAGCTGCCATCAGTCGCGCCGTAGTCTCCCACCCAGTAGAGGTCCTGGAAGTCAGTCAGGCGGAGGTCTCGGATCGGAGTCACCTTTTCTCCGCTGACCTCCGCAGCGCCAATCAGGCGGGCACAGGCGGCCGTGGTGATGGTGACGAACGTGCCGGACAGCTTAACTTCCACGTCATCCTGGCGTTTCAGCTCAAGGGTGTTTTTGGGGCAGTTGTCGATATCCTCGCCGAAGTCAGAAAATGTAGGCGTGGCGGAGAAGTTGATGCCGCCGGTGGTCGCGCCCAGCTTGTCCTCCTCTGCGGGAGGAGTTGCAGGGTCGAACTTGTTCAGCAGCATTCCGGCGTTGATCTGGAGCTGATTGAAGGTTTCAACCGGAATTTGTGTGTATTTCATGCGTTTGCTCCTTTCAGCAAAAAGTCATATATTCGGCAGTCACATTGATGTACCGCCGCTTGATTGCCAGGTCCGTTTCGTCAGACAGATTCTGACACCAGGGCGCCCCTCGTTTCAACCAGATCAGCCCCTCATCACAGCGCAGGCGCACGCCGCCATACCCAATGGCCTCCGACAGCTCCCTGGCCTTTGCATTGGGCACAGCCTCGCTCTCCGTCCGGTACCACAGGTTGACGGTCAGGCTCACCGGCTCCCCGCCCCAGGCATCAAAGACGGGTGTGTAGGTCAGGTAGGGCAGCACCACGTCCGGCTCGCCGTTCTCGTTCAGTACGGCGGTATCCGGATAGGCCGGGATACCGAACCCGGAGAAAAAGCGGTAGAGGGCTTCGTCTTTGGTCACTGCGGCAGCGCCCACCTTTCCACCGTGAAATACTTCAAGTCGAACGTGGACGATTTCGGCGCTTTCTTCTCGTCCGGGTTGGAGGTCACGCGGTAGGTCAGGCCGGTGGTCTTGTCCTTGAACGCGTCCCCGTACTCCAGCGGGAAGTCTCGCTGCACCAGTGCGGAATAAAGGCTCTTCATGCCCTCCTGCTGGGCTCTGCGGGCCTCCATGCTGGTGTCCAGGTACCGGAAGCTCTCAAACTCCGCCCCCTCCTCCCAGGTGGTGATATAGCCGCCCGCGCCATCTGGCACGCGCCGTTTCTCCATCAGCACACAAGGGACGGCGAACTCTTGTAAAAGGTTCATGTCAAATCTCCCTCAGCTTTCTGTACGGGTCCAGCCGGGCTCGGAATGCCGCCTGCCAGCTGGACGATTCTGTGTCCTTTGTATAGCTGTACTGGCCCGCAAGGCTTTCAGACGAATACATACTTGCGGCGCGTTCTCCATACTTTTTCTGCCAAGCCTCAACTTCCCCCGCCAACTCTACCAGGGCTTTGGGCACGGCCAGGGCCCAGACAGTCCCCTCAAAGGTTTCATCTGTCAGGGCCTCCATATCTGGGCCATAGCGGTGCAAACCATCATTGAACACGCTGCCCATGATGCGGAAATACTGGCTGGGGGCAAGGAAGGGCAGCACGATGCCGCCGCCTTCGATGGTGTAGGTCCCGGGGTGAATTCCATCTAACTCATCCCGCACCCGGAACCAGTTATGAATTTCCATCAAGATTTGTTCCAGCATTGTGCCGCCCCCCTTCCTTACTTACCGGCAGCCTTCGCAGATGCCGCCTGTACAGGCGCGCCGCCTGCCGCCTGTACGGTCGCAACGGCGATGCCGTCCAGATACTCCGCCCACAGCTTCATGCCCATCAGGGCATACATATCGCCGGTGGCGCGGGAGTAATCGCCCTCCACATGGACACCGATCAGGTTGGTTTCGCCCTGCACGGTGTAGTTCAGGCCCAGCTTGCCAAACTCGCTGTCGCCTGGGTCGATGTAGTACAGGTCGATGTTCTCCACAGGCAGGGCGATCACTTTATTCCGGGCAATATACTTCTCAGGCATCAGGAACAGGGTGCTATAGCCCAGGAAGTTCTCCACATAGTTCAGGCCGAAGGCGGTCTGAACGGTGATCTCCTTGTCTCCCAGGTAGTCGTAAGCATCCATGATGTTCGCAAAGCCCACAACCTCGGTCACGTCCTTGTCCATGCCCGCAAACTTGTCCAGAACAGCGGCCTTTGCCATCGCCAGCGCACGCTGCCAGGTGCTTTCGGTCACAGACAGGCTCCCAGTGTTCAGGAAAGCGTAGAAGTCGCCCAGCACCTTGTTCTGGAGGGCCACGATAAAAGCGTCGTCCGTCTTTTCCACTGCCACGTCTGCGCCGTACTTGGCGCCGCTCTCAATGGTCACACTCTTGGCGTACTTCGCCACCTCGATGTCGCCGTAGGAAACCGGCTCCACCTTCATTTTGGTGAAGGGAATCTCATCTCCCTCCGCCACGGTGGCGCCGCCCTGAAGCTCGCCGTCCATGGACGCCTTATATGACACCAGCTTGGTACCGGGGGCCTTGCGGATAGGGCGCATAATGCCCATGATGGTGCGCAGCGCGTCCCAGTTGTCCGTAAAGCGGGTGACAAAGTCAATCTCACGGGCCTGGGTAGTAAACTGCGTGGTGGTGGTTACATTGGTTTTCACAGCCATAATTGGGGCTCCTTTCGTCATTCGTTTTGCGCCATGCTCTCGGCAAGGGCCTGCTGCCGTTCGGCGGCGGAATAAACATAGCGGCCCTTGTCGTCCTTCTTGTAGATTTCATCCATGCTCTTTTTGCCGCCGGATACGGCGGGGGGGGGGGGGGGGGTTTTGCCGGCGGGCGGGGGGGGGGGGACCACCCCCGGGGAGGGGGCCTTCCCCCCGGCCT